CCTTATTGTTGCTTCGCGATCATGGAGAAATGACATCAGATACCGCGTTATTTCTCAAAATAAACGCAACGATTATACGGTCTCTTTGCGAAAAAGGTTTGCTTCGCAAGTTTCATTGTTACACGGAAGAGCATTACACGCAAGAGGAACAACGAAAGATCGGTTTCCATGGCGGACTTGGATGGCCTGATGAATTACAGCATGCGGTGTCAACTTATAAGATAACAATTAAGGGGCATCATGCTCTCCGTTCTTACACATAACGTTTGTTCGCCTTCAGATAAGGCGAGAAAGACGCCTTAGACTGGACTAACCCATGAAATCCGACCTCCTCATAATCGCTTTCTTCGCTATCGCCATCTGGGCCATGTTCGCCGGGGACTGGCGGACGGGACTGGACAACCGGGACATGAGGCCCGTGGGTTGGTGCGAGACCTGCGGGGGCCGGTATGTGGGGGCTGATTCGCTTAAGTGCCGGATCATCGGGGAGATCGGTTCTCAGAGGTGGATCTGTGAGAGTTGTTATTTCAGGCCATATTAGGGGGTGAGGTGATCGAGGCAAAGGCCCTGAAGAAGGGGAAACAGGGAGGACTAAGAGTTATGGAAGTGCAAATTATCGAGCCGGATGAATGTCGTGTCTGTGGTTGGAAAGTGACCAAAAGGAACAATAAAGATCAAGTGATAGCCGTTGAAAATCAATGGATTATTACGGTTATCCCCAACTCTCTTATTTGGTTTTTCGGTTGCCCGAGTTGTGGTTGCGTGATGATGAATAAAAATGCTGCTGAAAACGTGAAATTAGCGGTTGAACAGAAGAAAAGTCGAATAATCCAGCCGACATTAAGGGCACCAAAGGACATTACCCCGGGAAATCATGGCAGCACCCCTCACTAAAGCCCAACGAGCGGCCAAGATCCGGCAACTCAAGGAGATCAAGGCGGAGAAAATCCGCCTCATGCGGATACAGAAGCAGCACCGGGACGAAAACAAGATCTATTACTTCGATAAGAAGCCGAGCCCGGGGCCGAATCCCCTTCAAGCGGAACTCCTGGATGCCTGGCTAGACCCACTTTTAAAGGTTTTCACCTATACCGGGGCCAACCGGATAGGGAAGACCACTATCGGGGTCCTGATTGCCATTTCCACAATGGCGGGAAAGTTTTTATGGAACGATAAAAGGCTCCATTTCAAGCACGATAAGCCCCGCAAGATCCGGTACATAGGTCAGGACTGGGAAAAGCACATCCGGGCGGTTCTTCTTCCCACATTGGAACATTGGTGGCCCAAAGACAGGCCGGTAAAGAAGAAAAAGAACAACCAGGGGATAGACGCCCTCTGGACGGATGAAATATCGGGCTCATCCCTTGAAATTATGTCCAACCTTCAGGATTCGGACCTCCATGAAGGGTGGGAGGGGGATCTTGTCATTGATGACGAACCCCCGAAACGCGATATCAGGGTAGCGAATGCCCGTGGACTGATCGACCGGGAGGGCCGGGAACTGTTCTGCATGACCCTCCTGAAGGAGGCATGGGTCGATAGGGAGGTAATCAAGGCGGTTTTACCGGATGGCCGGCCGGACCCAACGGTCTTCAATGTGAGCGGGGATATTTATTCAAATGTGGGGTTCGGGATCACGCTAAAAGGGGTTGCTCAGTTTGAAAAGACCTTAACGGATGACGAGAAATCGGCCCGTCTCGCGGGAAAACCCTCTTATCTTTCCGGTATCATCTGCGCCGACTGGGACCGCAAGATCCACCTCAAGGAACGCTTCCCCATCCCCCTCGACTGGTTGGTCGATATTGCAATCGATGTCCACCCCCGGCAGATGCAAGCAATTTTATTCACTGCCACGGACCCCATGAATCAAAGGTGGGTCTGCAACGAGATTTGGGACCATGGGGACGGGACCTGGATAGGGGAAAACATCGTCCGGTGTGTGAAGCTGAATTCCTACCGGGTGAATCGGATCATCTGCGACCCCCTGGCGAAGGGGGATAAGAACAACACCAACACCACCTATGACAAGATCGCCCGGGTCCTGATGGCCCATGGGTTGCCGCTCGAAACTGCCACGAAGGACAAGGATAGCGGGATCAAGGAGATTAAGAACCACCTGAAGGGCCGGAACAATGAGGCCAGCCTGTTTGTCTTCGATGACATGGTGCGGTTCATCTACGAGATCGAGGGGTGGATGTGGGACAAGGCAACTCAGAAGGCGCAGGATAAAGACGACCACATGATGGAAAACCTCTACCGGACCCTGATGCTGGGCACCAAATGGCGGGAGATGGAGGATCAGGAAGAGGAAGATGGCGACCGCGATCAGGGAAGGAGCGCGGTTGGTGGATACTGACAACCTTAAAAAAGGAGAATGATCATGATGAGATGGGCAAGGAAGAAGAAATTACCGGGTTATTTGGCGAACGGCTACAAGAAGGTAGTGGACAATGATGGACCCGTTATCCGGGGGGAGGGGGCGCAACAGGAGTTCTTGATCGAGAAACCGGATGCCGTGGAGGAGGCCCCCGAAGTGGAAGAGGTGGAAGAAACAGGAGAGGTCGAAAAGGCCCCGAAGCCTAAAAAGGGGAAACCCAAAAAGGTCGAATAATGGCAACCCTCGACACCCTCGCAAAATACATCGATTCGGTCAACATCGCAAAGCTGTTGTCTAAAGACGACCTTAGCAAGATCGGGGAGCGGGTAATCCGTGATTTTGACCGCGATTGGGATTCGTGCGCCGAATGGCGGAAGTTGAACGAAGACGGCCTGAAACTCGCCAAACAGGTCAAGGAAGAGAAAAACTTCCCATGGCCCAAGGCCGCGAACGTCAAGTATCCGCTGATCACCACGGGGGCCATTCAATTCGCCTCCCGGGCCTATCCGGAGATCGTGAAGGACGGGGCCAATATCGTGAAGGTGAGGGTGATAGGGAAGGACCCCACGGGAGAGAAGCGGTCGAGGGCCGACAGGGTATCGGGCTATATGTCGTGGCAGTTCTCGGAGGAGATAGGGGATTGGGAGGAGGCCACCGACCGCCTCCTCCATATCCTTCCGGTCGTGGGATGCCTGTTCCGGAAGTGCTTTTACAGTTCCACTGAACGGCGGAATGATAGCGTTCTTCTCCTCCCCGATGAGTGCGTGGTCAACTACAAGACCAAAGACATGAAATCATGCCGCCGGACCTCCCATGTCCTCACCTTCTACGGGAACGATATCTATGAGCGCAAGACGGATAAGGTGTGGCTCGATTTGGATCTCGGGCAAGGGGACCCGGAATCAAATGAACCTGATGACGATCTCCCCCATGAGTTCATAGAGCAACACCGCTTCCTGGACCTCGACAAGGACGGGTACGCGGAGCCCTATATCGTAACCGTTCACAAGAAGACACAGCAGGTCGTGAGGATCGTAGCCCGGTATGACCGGAACTCCGTTGAAATTGGCCCCGATGGAAGAACTGTTGCCCGGATCACGCCCAAGATCAGTTTCGTCAAATACGGTTTTATCCCCTCTCCTGACGGCGGGTTTCTCGATATAGGGCTCGGGATCCTGCTCGGACCCATCAATGAATCCACCAACACGGCCCTGAATGAACTCCTGGACGCCGGTGCCGCCCACAACGCGGGGGGCGGATTTATCGGCAAGGGGATCAATATCAAGGGTGGACGCCTCACCTTCGAGTTGAACGAGTGGAAGACGGTAGAGACCTACGGGCAGGACATCCGGAACAACATTGTGCCCCTCCCCACCCGGGAACCCTCCCAGGTCCTCTACCTGCTCGTCACCCTCCTGATCGAGGCCGGGAAGGACATATCGAGCGTCAATAACGTCCTGATGGGCGAGAAGCCGGGGGAGAATGTCAGCAATGAATTGTTCGTCTCCATGGTGGACCAGGGCCTTAAGGTCTTCTCTGGTATCTACAAGCGTATATACAGGTCCCTGAAACAGGAATTTGGAATCCACTACAAGTTGAACGCCGAATTCCTGAATGAAAGCAGGGCCTATCAGGTGTTGGATGACGAACGGTTCGCCCTCCGGAAGGACTTCACCTACCGGGATTGTGACGTGGTGCCGGTAGCAGATCCGGCCCTTGCCCTCGACACCCAGAGGATAGCAAGGGCCATGGCGCTTGTGTCCAATATCAGCCTTCCCGGTATGGTCCCCACAGGGGTCACGGAACGCTGGCTGGACGCCATGAACATCGACAAGGAGGGGATATTCAAGGCCGATCAACCCCAGAGACCGGACCCCAAAGCCGAAGAAATTTACATGAAGATGGGGATCATGAGGGCCAAGGCGGGGCTGGAGAAGCAGAAACTATTTGCCGAAATAATGGAATCACTTGCCCGCACGAAGGAGCTTTACAGCAGGTGTGTGCTCAACATAGCCAAAGCGGAAGCAGAAGAGGCAGGGCCTCAGTTGGAGCAATACAAGACATTCGTTCAAGAGCTTGGCATGAATATCAAACAGCAAGAGACGGAACTAAAGACAAAGATGTTGGAGGAAAGGAATGCAGGAAGAAACGAAGCTAACCCATCAGGAACTCAGGCAGTGGCGGGATAGCCCGATCACCCGGAAGATTCTGGAGAAGCTTCAGGCAAGGGCCGATGATCACCAGACCGGGCTCTGCAATGGTTCCCGGTTCCACATGCCGAATGACAAGCCCGGGGGACCCATGTGGACGGTCGGGGTGATATTCGGGATATCCGAGATATTTAACCTTGAGGCAGATGAGGAGGAAGAAAATGGATAGGAGAGAGTTTCTTAAGAAGTCGGATTTTTTTGCGATTGGCGGACTTGTCGATCCGTTTAGCCTTATTACACCAAAGACGGTTGCAGAATGGGAAGGCTCTTGGCGTGAGGATGACCCACCGCAAACTATTGAACAATTTCTTAGCTACTTCGACAAGAGATATCAGCTTCCAACGGGAGCCACGATTCATCAGGGTAAAGTGGTTATGACTGCGTTTGGCATAGGATGGAAATTTCCGCAAGGCGACGTAGCAAGGGGAGAGAGATATAAAAGATCGGCAATCTTCGCCATGTGGTCCGCCTTAAACAGTGAAGCCGATAAAGTCAGGGCAACGGCAATGCGAGGGGCCAAGATCGCCATACTTTGGAGAAGGAGACCAATGACAACCGAGAATTGGAAATTTTCGGAAGTTAAGATGATGGCGGCGGAATTAACCACGCGATGCGCTTTTGTTTCGTATAGCACGAAAATTTAAGGAGGAAGAAAATGGTTGAACACCTTTCAGAGGATGACGTTGGAATCAAACTTGAGGAAAACGAAACCCTCAAGGCTTTAGACTTGCGTGTAATTGTAAAGCTGTTCGACGTTCCCAACAAGACATCAGGGGGGATATTCCTTCCCGATACGGTGCGGGATGCCAACCGGAAAAAGCAGATCGTGGCTGAAGTGGTATCTACCGGCGGAAGCGTCGGGCAAGGTTGGGAGAACAAGGCAGAAAGGGAAGAGATAAGACCGGGGGCAAAGGTCCTGGTGGGCCGCTACGCTGGACAGGAAGTAAAGCCCGCATGGCTCGGCCTCCCCCCCGGGGAATACCGGATCATAAATGACGGCGATATCGCAGGAGTGTTTTTGAAAAAAAAGTAACCAAACAAGGCTAACTCCC